GCGCGTATCGGGGAATCCAAGCCCGTACAAGCGGTCAAGGACGTGGCGGCGCGGATCGGGGAATCCAAGCCCGTGCAAGCGGTCAAGGACGTGGCGGCGCGGATCGGGGAATCCAAGCCCGTGCAAGCATTTAAGGCCCGATTTTTGGATTTCAATGAAGATTCGGCCTCAATGCGGAGAACGCGGGATAGTTCTGCGCTTATTGCAAAACAACAATCAAAACCGTCGCTTTTAGAAGAATTACGTGGTTCAAAGAATGTAACAAATACCACGAATAATACAAACAACACAAACAATACAAATAATACTGGCGGTAACTCGTTTAATTTTTCACCTAATATAAGTGTAACAGGGGGTAACGATCCGGCAGCAATAAAGGCGGCGATAGATGAAGCTCTTGAAAAGGCAAAGGCGCAATTTGAGCGGTGGTATGCTCAAATGCAAAATAATAATTTAAGGGTGGCTACAAGATGACTTGGACAACGACAACAAGGCAGGGCGATACGTGGGATATGCTCGCGCTCCGAATATACGGAAGCGACAAGCTCGGCCATTTGCTATTACAAGCAAATCCCGGCTATATGCCCCTACTGTTTTTACCTGCCGGCCTGACTTTGTTCGTACCGCAACTGCCGGCAAGCGCCAGAACAAAAAGCTCACCTTTACCGCCGTGGGCGAGGTGATACTATGGCTTCACGCGAAGTGATACTCGAACTAAAATACGACAACGAGGATATATCTCGCGACGTCGCGCCGTTTGTCGAAAATTTCCGGTACGTTGACCGTACCTTGCCGGACAAAATGGACGAATTAAGCGTTACATTTCAGGATGTTGATGAGCTATGGCGCACGGGTTGGTGGCCTGACAGAGGCGCACAGTTTGCGGCCAAAATTAAAGCGTTTGATTGGTTTAATCCGGGCGATAAATTTGAGAGGGATTGCGGCGCGTTTGAAATTGACGACTTAACAAGTTCTTCGCCGCCGAGCATATTTCAGGTGTCGGCTATATCGGTAGGAATCACGCACCCTATACGCCGCCAACAAAATACAAAGGGGTGGGAGAACCTATCAATAAAAGATATTGCCGAGGAAATAGCCTCAAAACATGGTTTTGAATTGAAGTGGTTCTCGGAATATAATCCTACAATGGATAGATGGGAGCAAAGAAGCCAAAGCGACTTGTCTTTGCTTATGGATATTTGCAGTTACGCCGGTTTAATGATTAAGATTACCGATAAATGGATAATAATATTTCGCGGTGAAGAATCTGACGATGAAACGCCCGAAAAAGTAATATTCCGTTCGGATGATACGGTACAATCTTGGGAGTTCAACGCTAATAGTTCGGATATTTACGCCGCTTGCGAGGTCAAATACTATGACCCCAAAAAGAAAGACATGGTAGAGTATATCTTTTATTCCGAAGAAGTGAAAGGAAATAAAAACAGGATTATAAAAGATATGCATGGACATGACCGGGAAGAACGCGATATTCCTGATCCCGAAGTAGGGCAAGTATTGAAAATAAATCAAATAGTCAAAGACATCGGAGAGGCCGAGGAGGTGGCCAAAGCCGCCCTACGTGAAAAGAATATGCGGCAGGTACGGGGAACGCTGACAATGATGGGGAGGCCGGACTTGTACAGCGGAATGACTTTAATCGTTTCTGGCTTCGGGCGGTGGGACAATGTTATATGGAATTTGGAAGAAATAACGCACGATTACAGTAAGACGGGCGGCTATAATTCAACCTTATCATTGCGAGGGATACTTGGATTTTAATGACCTTTTTCGGACTGGGGAAGTGGTAGAAACTGACCCCGAAAAGTGCATGGTGCGGGTTGAATTTCCTGACTATGACGGACTTGTGAGTTATTGGTTGCAAGTCGTTCAGCAACAGACATTTGACAACAAGCACTACTATATGCCCGATTTGGAAGAGCTTGTTCTATGTATTTTTTTGGGTAACGGGCCGATAGCCGGTTTTGTGTTGGGCGCAGTCTATAACGAAAAAGACACGCCGCCGGAGAACGGTCAAGATATTTACTATAGGGTGTACAAGGATAAGACGCGGCTAAAATATGACCGAGAAAATCACCTTTTGACCGGCAATATAAAAGGCGATGTGGTTATAACTGTGGAAGAAAATGAGAGTAAAAAAGGTACGGTAGATATAAAGGTAAACGATTTTATAAAGATAACGAATGACGGAGATATAACGGTTAAGACATCAAAAAATATCAAAGTTGAGGCTACGGGCAACATAGAAGTAAAATCGACCGGATATATGAAAGTGGAATCTACCGGAAACATGGATATTAATTCGACCGGCAATATGACGCTGTCGCCAACGGCGATATTTAAACTGAACAAAATGACTCCGGCAGCACCGGCGCAGGGGCCTTTAAACTGTATACCGATTTGTCCGCTGGGGCCGCCTCATGGCGGTAATACAGTGGCGTAGGAGGGCAATATGGCAATGAACGCAAGCGATCTTAGCGACAACCTATACGACAGGCTAAAAACCGGAATGCCGGGGCTGGCTGACCGTCCTGATAGCGAACTTGTAGGAATTCAAGTATTATGTGATGCCATAGCGGAAGAAGTCATAGATCATATAAAGGAATATGCCGTTGTATCAAGTAGTACAATAGCCGTAAATGGCGGATCGTCGGGCTTGGCTCCTTACGCTGGCCCGGTTGCCGGAGCGGTAGGAGCTTTAACGGATGGGAAGATAACATGAGCATAATAACGCAACTACTCCCTGATAACACCGCCGAGAGAACGCTGGCCGCGTTGTTAGCCAAAACGCCATTTCGGGGTATTCTTGGCAAAATTGTATTCCTTACGGCAGGTGATTTTTTGGGCACGGGGATTACGAATATACGGACGTACCAAGGCCTTAACCGGAAGTCGTCGGCGCGTTGGGTGGATCACGAAATAATAAACGGGCCTCCGGTGAGCGAGTTTACGGGGCGAAGCCTCAAAGATATAGAAATGGAAATGTTGTTACATAGTACCGTATGTCCCGACCCGCTCTCAACGTATGAGGCTCTTGAAAAAATGCTCGAAAGCGGCGATCCGCAACGGCTATTTATTAACGGCAAGAACTATAAGCGTTGGACAATACGCAGCATTGAGGGCGAAGAAACATATTGGGCGTATGGCCGACCGGCAGTTATAAAAATCACGGTGTCGTTGCGTGAGTATATATCATCGTTGCCGACAGTGGCCGAACAAAAGCTCCGCGAGGATGAATTGCGGCGCGGCGATACCGGCAAGGGCGGCCCTGATAGGTTGCCGGGAACGGGTAAAAACGACGACCAGCCTGTTACGGCGGATAACGTAGGAAAGATACTTAGGGAGTAACAATGACACCAAAAGAATACGAAGTTATCGGGAATCCGCTGACGGAGATTGAGATCGCTGTCGGCGGCTGGCGAGAGATCGCTCAATGCATTAAGACCATTGTTACGACGTGGCGCGGAAGCCTATTTCTCGACCGGCAATTCGGTATTGATTCATCGATAATTGACCAGCCTGAAAATATGGTTTTGGAAAACTTAATAATTGACGTAACCGAGCAAATAGAGAAATATGAACCGAGGGCCGACATAGTAATTATAACCTTTGACCAAAGCCAATTAAATGAAGGTCTTATAGTGCCGATAGTGAAATTTAGGGTAAAGGAGGGAACGTTGCTATGAGTGATCCACGTTTTACAAAATTAGACGATAACGCCGATAGGTTCTATAACTTGCCGCTTTTCGCTCTCGGCCACATAGACCGCGCCGAGGCGGTGGCCACGTTTACCCGTCTTTGGGAGAGGGCCGAGGGCGATTATACGGTTTTCATTGAGAAGCTGACCGATACTATAGACCAGCAAAACAAGCTCGCGAGCATGGACGCCGCCGAGGTTATATCTTCCGTAGTATCTATGTACGAGGGTATTCAAAACGTCGTACTCTATCCGGGCGATCCGGTGCGCCTACTTTTATCTACGCTGGCGGCGGTAATATCGGCGCAAAACAATGTAATCGATTGGACGCAGAAACAAAACTTTTTACGGTACGCCACAGGCGCATATTTAGACGCTCTGGCGGCACTTTTGGGCGTGTACAGGCTGGAGGCCTCCCCCGCGAAAACACGCTTAAAATATAGCGTAAAAGAGCCTATAACGCGCAACGTAGCCATACCGCAGGGAACACGCGCCACAGTTGACGGAAAAATATTCTTTGCGACCGATTCACTTGTAGTAATCCCTGCCGGCCAGCTGTCTGTCGAAGTATCGGCGACGTGCCGAACCTACGGCGCGGAGGGTAATGGGCTACTTCCCGGCCAAATAAACCGCGCTGTTGATGTGATTGCGCTCGCGGCGGCGGTGGTGAACGTGGAGGCCTCAGAGGGCGGTTCGGACGTTGAGGATGATGAATCCTTGCGTAATAGGGCGCGTATGGCCCCTGGGCAGTTTTCGACGGCTGGGGCGCGGCTGTCTTATACCTACTGGGCACTTACCGCTCATGGCAATGTTGCCGACGTATCGATAAGCGGCCCGGAGGATCGGGGCGGCGAGCGGCTGGGCGAGGTAGATATAATTGTTATGCTCAAAGGCGGCGCAATACCGGAAGTAGACGGGCCGGAGTTGAAAGCCGTAGCCGATACCCTAAATGATGAAAAAATACGCCCGTTGACCGATAAGGTGAACGTTTTGCCGGTCAACACACATGATATAGACTATTCGCTCACATGGTTTATAACGACGGAACAAGCCATACAATTCAAAATCATAGAAGAACGGGTAAACGCCGCCGTCGCCGAATACGAGGCGTGGCAAATCGACCGTATAGGGCGCGACGTTAATCCGGATAGGCTTGTACAGTTATGCCTTGCGGCTGGGGCCAAACGTGTTGAATTTGACGGGCTGGTATTCACGGAATTAGGGCGTACTACGGTGGCGCGTTTTAATAGCCGCGAAGTCGCTTTCGGCGGGGTGGAGAATGACTAATCCGAATCTATCAGCGTTCAAATTCAATGACCTGCTGCCGTTAAGCGTACAGGGCGATCCTAAATTCTTGGCCGCGTCCGAGTGTTTGGACAAGCTCTTTACCGGTTTTGACGAACGGGTGAAATCTACGCTGGTTTACTCTCAAATAGATGAACTTGACCACCAGCAGCTTGACGATTTGGCCCAACAGTGGAACATAGGCTATTACGAGGGCTATATGTTCGCTGAATCGCTCGAAGATAAACGCGCTCTTGTGAAACACGCCATTATGTTGCATTGGCACAAGGGCACTATTTGGGCCATGAAAAGCGTCCCGCAATTTTTAGGTATGCCGGCCTTTTTGATTGAGTGGTTTGACGCCGATTTGCTCGGTACGCACATGGAGCCTTACGAGTTTGACCTTGCCATCGATACCAGCGTGCGCGGGGCCTCTCCGACGATTCAGCAGGATATACGTAACCTAATAAACGCCATAAAAAACGTCCGTTCCTACCTGCGGAATATTATATTAATGTCTACTTGGAAAGTTACCGCCTACTACGGGGCGCAGGGGCAAGGGGTGAACTTCGGGACGATCCGCCCTATGTGGTGGCCGGGTGGCGATGCCTATGTCAAATATAGCTGGGGCGCGGGGAGCTACGGAGCGGCGGCGGGGCGCGTGAGACCGCACATTTGGCACGAAAAAGCCATAACAATGATACAGGCTTGGACGATTGGCGGCTTGGGCCTCACGTCCGGGCGCGTAAATCCTAAGTTTTGGCCCGGCGCTGACATATCCCTTAAACATGGCCGGGCGGTCGGCGGACAAGGCTTTACTTCGGGGCGCGTCCGGCCCAAGTCATGGCCGGGCGGCAAGGCTCTTTTAAAACATGGGCGAGCGGCGGGGAGTTACGGCGCGGTAACGTCGCAGGTTACGCCGAAAAGGTGGTACGGCGGGAGCGTAACGATTGGCAAAGGCCGCGCAACGGGTAACTACTTTGCTGAAAGCGCACGGGTATTACCCAAGATGTGGATGGGCAATATTTTGACGCTTGTGAACAAAGGCAACCGTATGGGCACGTATGCGGCCACAGTCGGGAGAGTATATCCGAAACACGCAATATAGTATATACTATAACAAATATGTATATATTTAAAGGATTGAGAGAAGTCGGTGATTATATTTATATTATCTGCGGGAAAATAATCACCAACAAAGGAGCTATGTGTGAGCGAGGAACAAACCTTTTTCTCAATCCTGACGCCCTACGGGAAATCCGTTTCGCGCAACGTATTTAATGGCGGCGAGACAGTAAAACTTACCAGTATGGCCGTTGGTTACGGTACACAAGACAACGGAAACGGCGGTTATACACTCGATCCGAATCAGGGAAGCCTGAAAAATGAATGGCATAGGTTCGCCTTAAATTCCCTAAAGGTTGATCCGGTTAATCCGGCGTGGCTTCAGGCCGAGGGTATCATCCGAGAAGATATAGGCGGCCACTGGATTCACGAAATAGCGGTTGCCGACGAAACGGGACAGGCTATTGCGATAGCGACATGGGCGCCAACTTACAAGCCTACGCTTGCGTCGGGCAGCGCGTCCGCGTCGGTTATCCGCGTAACAATAGAAGTTTCCGATACTAATAATTTTCAGCTCGTAATCGACGGCTCTCTCGCGCTTGTTCCCCGCGATGAATTTATTGAAAAGACCGA